CCCGCTTACGCGGATGCACCTTCTGGTTCTGTTAGGAACCGAGGCATTATGCCCATTCAGGAGTATTATAATGGTAACACAGACAACTACCAACGTACCGCAGGTAACTTGGATTCAACCAAGATACCATGTGGGGAGTAACAATGTATTAACTTGTTATCCTTACACTGTGGTTAACGCTGGTTATAATTTGTCGTGGAACCGTACTTCTGAAGTTTCTAACAATATCGATTCTCGAGTTAAACCGGATCCTTTAACGGAAACGGGCCAATTGCTCCAATGGAGACGAAGGTTAATGCCTTCTATCCAGGAAAGTCAGTTGGATTTCGTCGAGAACGCTTACTGTAACGGTGTATGGGGAACACGCACGTGGTACACACGTGGAGCTTATTCGCTCCACTATGCTAACCATAGCGTATACCCATCTACCGACTGGAGCGTGAAAGCGATCCAGGATGCTGCGAGTCACTTTGTGAATCTTGGCAATACAGTGGCGGAGTATAGAGAGACAGGTAGAATGTTTGCTCACTTTGCAAAATCCATTGCAGGTGCTTGGCGTACTTATAAAGACACCAAGAAGTTAAAGTTTAGAAAACCTTTAACACCCTGCTCTGTGGTTGCTGCAGAGTTAGCATATTCTTTTGGTATAAAACCATTGGCTGAGGATCTTTTCTCAGCTACCGAAGCTCTTCAATTGAGATTAGGTCTTCCGTTAGTTTATCGGTATACTAGTCAATCCCGAAATAGCAATACTAGGGATTTACGAAGTACACCTACTAACTTATCAACCGACTCAATTTATACTCAGCGATTTACTGCTACTGATAGGGTAAAGATGTTAATCGGGCTTCAAACGCTCGGGGATGTCGAGATAGTAATCGGCAACCCTGTGCAATGGGCGTGGGAGTTAATCCCATTCTCATTCGTGGTCGATTGGGGAATCCCAATTGGCCAATGGCTTGAAGACCTGGATACATTGAAAAATATAGCCTTTGTTAGTGGCACGAGAACTACGAAGAAGCATATATTTGGATACTATAAGGTCAGACAAAAGAATCAAGCTGGTGTTTGGCTTGAAGACTCGAGTCCTGGCAAGTACGTGGAAAAACATCACGTACGAAATTTAGTATCCTCATTGCCTGCTCCACCCGTCCCTAAATGGAAGCCCAGTGCGACGTACCATAAGGTATATCGAGCTGTTTCGCTTCTGATTGGGGTAAACCAACCTTGCCGGAAGTATTCCGGTCGCAAGAGAGGGCGTTCCTCTTAACCACCACACATCATGACTTCGCCGCCAAACTAACGGCGTCCGTTGCTTGATGCAAGGAGTAAAATGCAATGACAACCATTGCCAACATAGTGCTGGCCGATAGTGTACCAGCCAACCATACGTTTGTTCCTGTACAGGCAAGCGATAAGCTAGCTCGCTGGGTTGATCGAGATTCGACCACCTCCGCGGGCAGTAAAGTGCTTAAAGCTTCGCTGTCCGAGAGCTCGTCTGGCAGACCTACCAACCGTGTGCTGATTGCACTCGAAGTTCCCCGCGAACAGACCGTAGATGGTGTTACCACTGTCTACTGTACTGATCGCGTGAACATTGAGTTCATCATGCACGAAACGGACACCTTGCTTCATCGCGAGGATCTTCTGGCACTCGCTCAGAGTGCTTTAGCGCATGCTACAGTTGTAGCATACGTAGAAGATCTTGAGCCGGCCCTCTAATGAAGGTCACGCTCAAGAAGATCATTGCGATCTTCCAAGTACTGAGCCAAATCTGGCCCATGTACAAAGCGTTGAAGATTGAGTTGGAACAGGATATACGAAAACGTTCTTAACGTATAGTATGTCCCACATTGGAGGTAAGCTATGTCGAGTAATCTCGTTACAGACATGCCTGAGGCTCTCAGCCTCGAGGTACAAACAACAATGAAACTCTGTGAGGCAGTAGATACTCCACGTTCTTTGTGTGTCTACTTGCTTCTCCAGAACGGAGAATTTGAGCAGTATTTGGCTCTCAGATGTAACCCCGACGACTATGTGTCTACCAGCAATTTCGCTGACGACTACTTAGTGACAGAGGTATTACGGAAGAGTCCCAACCTGCCCATTGACTCTGATCGCAGAGAGGAGGCTATTTCCAGTTTTTGGGATAGCGAACTCCTATGT